TATCAGATGATGGAAAAAGTCTAGTATTCAAAGCTGGCGGGACCGGTGGTGGCCACACTATTGAAGATGAGGGTACGCCACTAACCCAACGTGACGATCTAAACTTTGTCGGAGATGGAGTAACTGTTACAGACGCTGGCGGAAAAACTGTCGTAACTATTCCAGGAGGCTCAGCTGGATCTGGTGATGTAGTCGGTCCAGCCTCAGCCGTAAACAATAACTTCGCCGCATTTGATACAACTACAGGTAAACTAATTAAAGACAGTGGCAGTAAGGCTAGTGACTTCGCAACCGCCGCACAAGGTACAAAAGTAGACTTTCTTACAGTCACTCAAGCAGTCAACCTAGACACAATGGAGAGTGATATTGCAAACAAAGCCAATACTGCTGACCTCGCAACAGTAGCCACCTCAGGCGACTACGATGACCTCTCAAACAAGCCAGACCTTTCAGCCTTTGATAACATTAGCGAACACGCCAACGTGGGAGATTTTCCTGGCACTGGCGCAGCAGATAAGTTTTACCTCGCTCAAGATACTGGTATCCTCTACCGTTGGACAGGGAGCGCATACGCCATCATCTCAGCTCAACTAGCTCTAGGGGAAACATCTTCTACTGCTTATCGAGGAGACAGAGGAGCGACAGCGTTCGCACACGTATCAGCTACTGACAATCCTCACAGTGTCTCTAAGGCACAGGTGGGGCTATCTGACGTACCAAACGTCGATGCAAGGGCAAGAAGTACTCACACTGGGACACAGTTAGCTTCTACTATTAGTAACTTCGCAACCACAGTAAGAGCTACCGTACTAACGGGACTCTCTACTGCCAGTAGTGCCGTTGTAGTGGCTGGTGACACTATCCTAGTAGCTATTGGTAAGCTACAGGCACAAGTAAATCTAAAGGCTGGTATTAGAGGTGCAGTCAACGCTCAAACAGGCACTACCTACACCCTAGTAATTGGAGATGAGTACCTAGACGGGGTACGGCAAACAAACGCAGCCGCTAACACGATAACAATCCCACCAAACGCAGATGTCGCTTTCCCTGTTAATACTAAAATACTTATCACTCAAGGAGGTGCTGGCTCTACTACTATCGCAGCGGGTGCAGGTGTTACATTAAACGCACCAGCATCAGCACCACTAGCAATTGGAGAAATCCACGGCAGTCGCGTGTGTCAGAAAACTGCTACTAATACTTGGCTAATCATCTAACAATATTCATATGAAAACAATACACACCCGGGACTTCAACAACTTAGGCAATAAGATTAGCTGTACCGTTGACGTAAAAGACGGAAAAGACGTTATTACTTCTGAGGTAATCGAGTTTCGCACTAAAGACGAAATGAATAGTCGGCTAAAAAATATCCTCAATATCGCCAATGAAGTGGCAGAGGTATTCCCTACCCTTTCTGATGGGGAGTGGACAGCACCTACTGTTAAAGAAGCGGTGGTAGCGGAACCCACTGCTGCTGAAATAGCAGAACAAGTCGCAGCAAGAAAAGAAATAGACTTATATGACGCTGTTGCAAAAGCAAAACTAAATAAAGAGGCCGCTGAACTGGCACTAACTGACACAAATGTAGCGGCAAAACTGAAAGCAATTAGGGGGACAAACGATGTAACAAAAGGCTCGCTGTCTAAAGGTGAGGTTGCTTAGTCTATGGCAACAGTAAAAGCATTAGTAGTTGCTGGCGGTGGTGGTGGTGGGACTATTACTGGTGGCGGTGGCGGTGGGGCAGGTGATGTTAAATACAATGCTTCTGTCACCGTCACGGCTGGCACTGAAACAATAACTGTTGGTGATGGAGGAGCTGGGGGAATTGACTTACCTGGAGGAGGTGGAATATCTGCGGGTTCTAATGGTCAAGACTCAGTTGCGTTAGGTATTACCTCAAATGGTGGAGGTCGCGGTGGTTCAGAAGTAAACGCACCTAGTGCAGGTGGTTCGGGGGGTGGAGGTCACTTTAACTCTTCTGGAGCAGCTTCAAATGGAGATGGGAATAGTGGAGGAAACGGAGTTTTATCTCTACCTGGTTATCCGGGTGGAGGTGGAGGTGGAGCTGCGTCTGCAGGTAGCAATGCCTCAGGTGGTTCTCAAGGAGGAAACGGTGGTAATGGTTCTTCATATTCTATCTCTGGTTCTTCTGTAGTTTATGGTGGAGGTGGAGGTGGGGGACTGCGCTCTGGAACAGCTGGCACTGGTGGCTCAGGTGGTGGTGGAGCTGGTGGAGTGAATGTAGACGGGACTGACGGTACTGCCAACACTGGCGGTGGTGGAGGTGGAGCTGGTACCGATGATAAAAATGGTGGTGCTGGTGGCTCAGGAATTGTAATAATCGCTTACGCTACAGACGGCTCAGACGGTGTTTCTACCGATTCTTCTGGTGGAACTATCACTACCGTAGGTGCCAACACAATCCACACGTTTACATCAAGTGGAACCTTTACTGTAGTTGAAGCAAGTGGCGGACCAGCAGCCCAAACAGCCCGCCGAGGAGTCGTTATGATGATGTAGCGTGCTATAATTAAGTCAATATGCAATATTCAATCACGTACATTTTAGTAGCACTTCTAGCAGCAATAGGAGTAGACAACGCAGACTCAGTAGCAGCCGCCCTAATCACGGTTGTACTAGCTGTAGGGGCTTTATGGGCTAGGTATCGAGCTTCTGGTATTACTTGGTTTGGAACTCGCTTGAAATAGACTATGGCTTCTGGAGGGTACACAGTAAAGGAGCTGGTTCAAGAACTGCGCTTAGAAAGTAGACAGAATGTAGCTACCCAAGCGTCTATGTTGAACTCCCTAGAGAACATAGACCGACACTTGACCCAACTGAATAGCAAAGTCGCAATGCACGAACAAAAGATAAATAGCCTTGGCACATTCCAAACCAAAGTAATGACCGTCTGGGGTGTATCCATTGCTGTAGTGACCACGGTAATTTCACGATTTGTTTAATGAAAATAAAACTACTGACCACCGATACTACTCTCCCTAACTGGAAGAGTCTTAAGGCTAAACACAGAGAAATCCTCAAGGCACTAAACGCCAGTCCGAGCGCTAACTTCACAGCGATTGACGTTGAGCTACGGCTTGACTTAGCCAAGCCAGAGGTGGCTGCGCGCGGGGCTATCGAACACAAATGGCTCGATAAAATATTCCTACCCTACTTCAATCAAGGCTACGATTTCACTGGCTTGCATTTCAGTATGGACGGCTGGACTAAAGCAGGTATCAGGCCAACACTTAATGGCGCAAACCCAATAGATACTGACCAGATTGGTGAGTTTTATTTACGCTCTGATGAGGATACAACCAAGAGATACGTCACAGGCGGTAGTCGTCTAAACAAGTACATCCAAACTGTTCTACATGAGATGATTCACGAGTACTATCGTGGAGCTGGACTCCCCGACATCACCCACCAGCACCACTACTCTATGGGGGACATCCGTATGCTAGCTGCGACCCTAGACTGGACACTGTATCGACCAGGATTGCAGATACAGCGTAAGCAAGAGACTATCATTGAGCTACTCCAGCGAAAGGTGATTGAGCTGCTAAAAAAAAGGGTAGCTCAACTGACTGATTTACTCTCAGCTAAAGCTACTAACCAACTACGTCCTAAAGTACAACGAGCAGCAGATGCTGTGGTGGCTGAAATGAAACGTCGCGGGCACCCAGTGAGAATAGTAGAAGGGTTCCGAACACTAGAACGTCAGACAGAATTGTACAATCAAGGGCGCACAACTCCAGGTGCTGTAGTGACTAACGCTAAAGCGGGGCAATCCCTGCATAACTATGGGGTTGCTGTAGATTTTGTGTTTAGGCGAGAAGGGTACAACGCCAGCGACACGCTGTGGGCGTTGCTTGGGGATGTAGGGAAAAAGCAGGGTTTTGAGTGGGGAGGTGACTGGAACGGCTTTGTAGACCGCCCACATTTTGAAATGAAGTTGGGTTATTCTTTGCGAGACTTTAAAAGTAATAAGGTTAACTGGAATAAATACCAACAGATTGGCGTTGTTGATAACTCAGTATAAAAAGTCTAGGCAGTAGTGTATAGTACCTAGCGGTGGGGGAGTTTCGCGACGTAACCCACTACTACATGCCTGTAGGAAATAGCAGTTCGGCTGATACAGAAAAAGCACTACCAAAAGTGGTGCTTTTTCTGTGCTACAATTATTTGAAATGAGTAGCACACCTAAATATGAGGAGCCAGAAGGAAATGATATATATGGAACAGAGGTTGCCGAGTTGGATTCTTACGAACAAGGAGATGATTTTTGTGACTACGACGAAATGGATGACAGAGATTTTGAATAACGCTTTGATTCGGCATCCTTTCTAGCTTTGACGGCTTCACCCTTAGTTTTAAATGTGCCAAGATACTCGTTCACCCAATTGCAGCAAAGATTGGCAGACCACGTACCGCTTCGTTTGTTAAAAGAAACTCCCGTTACTCCAGAGGAGTTGTTTTTTCTTATTCCTGCTCTGAATATGTTGTCACCGTTAGAAATCTCACGTAGGTTGCTCGCTCTACTATCTAGTTTATCGCTATTTATGTGGTCAATTATACCAAAATAACTCTTGTTGTGATAAATCGCATAACATATTCTGTGGTACAAAAAGTCCTTTTGATTTATTGACGTGGTGGGGTAGAATCTCCCCTGCTTCTGGTTAGGTATAATAAGCTTTGGCTTGCACTCTTTCCTATTAAACACTTTCCTGTACAGAAGTCCTGTTAACGGCTCATAAATAAAGTGCTTTTTAAATAGTTCTAGTGGGAGTTTTTTAATTGTTTTCATTTTTATATTAAAAGACAGCAACCGCCTTGTAAGTAGTTGCTGTCTTTAGATTACAAGGCTAATACGCTCATAATTTTATCATGTTATCTCAACACAGTCAAGACTACCAGCCGTACTCGCAGTATAGTGAGTATTAAGAAAAGCACCCATTACAGGTGCTTTTTTTTACCTCACGTATGCAAGGTGCATCTTTTTCACGTACACCGTCCATGGACTCCATCCGCCCGCTTGGTCGTAGATGACTCTCGCCATCTTGACGCAATCCTCTACGTCTGTCTTGTAGTTCTCATATCCCAACCGTACAGCGTTGGCGTGGTGGACAGGTTCATGAATTTGGTAAATACACCAGGACCTTTCTCGACTGCCAGCCTTCTGTCCGTCCATGTCTTTAGGATACTTGTGTCTACTCTGTTGCATCACCATCCCACTCTCTGCCATCGCTACTGCCACGGCGGTGTTAGGCATCTCTGGGAATGTTTCTCGGATCAACCGAATAACATTTTCGTCCTCTCTTCAATAACTCCCAATAAGCTTCTCAATTCGCTCTTTATTCTCTAGGAAGTCTGTTCGCTCTGCTTCATACGTCGCCGTAGAGGACGCAAAACTAGCTTCTAAGGCTTCTAACTCTGCTTCTTGTGCCTTTCGTAGTACAACCGCCTCTGCGGCAGCTACAGCGTCTGCATCCGTTGCCCAGTCAGGGTGTACTTCTTCAATAACAGTTTCAGTCTTTACGTTGACCGCTTCTGTTGGTTCGTTCAAATATCCGATTAGTGTCATACCTCCCAGTACTGCACCCACAATCCCCACTAGGATTATGTTCTTCATATTGTTTTGTTTTATAAGCGTTGATTAACTAATACCGTGGAAGTCGAAACTAAACGGGTTACTAGGTGCTTTTCCTAGTTAGTTAATTATACCAAATTTAGCTCTGTCTATTGTCGTTATCCCCAATTAGAACACACCGTTATCTCCCAACACCTCCGAAGATATTTCGGGGATGGTTAACACCTCATTAAGGTAGTGGTCGTATAAAAAATACTGGTACGATTCGTTTAAATCATCAAAAGACACATCCACAAGCAGGTTTCCTTTTTTCTTAGCTCTAGCGACATGCTCTAACACTAGGCAGTTTAGGTACTTTCGTTGGGAGGGTGATATTTTTATACCCCGTTCCTTACAAATAGCGTCTATTCCCCATTTTTTTCGCGCATTAGTTATCATGTTTCCCCACTATAGCACGCAGTTGTTGCATATTTTGCAACTGCTGGGGATAACCAAATTGAATTTACAGGATAGTTCAAATAATAAACCCCACGCGGTTGTAGCCGTTATCGTGGGGTTCTGTATGACGCTTGCGCTATTTCTATTGCAGAGGACGGTGGTCTTCATTGCAACCACGGGTTTTAAGTAGTGCTGTAGTACAGACTCAACACACTACCGAGCCAGCTTACCTTCTACAATAGGCTGCTGGCTTGTGCGGGTATTGTATCATAAGAAAACCGCTTGTTAGACGGCTGTTTCTTATTTAAGTAGCTCTTAGAAATCACATTCTTTAATCTTTACAATAATTCTATTACCTCTAAAGTCTGTGAGTCTTGCTAGTGGCACTCCAATCAATCCTTCACTTAGCTTCCCTTTACCAATCGGACTGTCGGGCCTAGTTTTTACATACTCAATCGCATCTTGAATGGTTCCACGTAGCATAACTGGCACAACGTCTAATGCAAATGTTTCTGCCAATGCCTCTATGTTCTCACGCTGTAGCCACGTTTCACCAACCTTCACGTCAAACAAAATAAAGTCTTGCGTTTCTTTATAGAGGCTCCCTGATTGTATTTTTCCACCATATCCCTCACCATAAAAGGTAACAGGGTTTGCACCAAACTTCTGTTCAAACAATTCTTCGTTAGTGTTACCGCCGAACAGGAATTGCAGTCTTTCCATTAGAGGCATCGGCATTTGTGCGTTATCAGTTCTTCCACCAAAAGAAACTTTATGACCATCCCAGTGGACTCGCACATTCGTTCCATCTACTTTTTCAGTAAACATCCACTCGTTATCTTTTAAATACTCTACGCATTCATTCCGAAACTTACCTTCTATAAGTTTCTTTGTTCCATCCATATCTCTCTCAAAGAGAGTTTCTATTTTGTGATATTCATTCATGCCTTTAATATATATAACACCCGTACATAACACAAGGGGAGATTGGGGATAAGAAAACCGCCCTAGTTAAAGGACGGCTGTAGATTAGGCTGAGACTTCGCCAAACCGCCAGACGGTGATGTAGCCACCTTTTTTGAGTGTCTGCCGAACAAAGACTGGTTCACCTTGTTGGGTGAAAACCATGTAGAAAGTACCATCGCCACGGTCAAACATATAACAGCGACCAGACTGGTCAGACTCGCTGTCTGAGCAGGGTGACTCGGCTATCAAGGGATAGTTGTCCTTGATGGTGTTAGGCGCCTCAGCCTTTATCGTAGTACCCCACAGAACGAGGCATAGGGCGAGCAAGATTCTCATTGTCTTTCCTTTCCTGTTTGAGTTTGCAGATAATTCCGCAAAACATATGGTCGTTGTATTCGAGCATGTTCTCCTCGAAGTCTTTTTTCCCGCATATCCAGCAGGTGTGGATTTCAAACCGGCGGCTACCCATAGAGTTGCACCGCAAGTTTTTTGAGATAGTCATCCTGCTGGCAATTTTGCCCGCAGTAATGATAGGTCACTTCCTTTTGACCATTCCAGACAGTCTTAGCGACTGACACGCTCACCATGTGGACTTGCCCACAGTTAGCACAGGTTACAGTTTCCATTTCACGCTCCTTTCTGAACTGTTGCAGTATCCATTCATGGTATCTCATTGCGCTTCCTCACTACCAGCTCATAGGCTGGGTCAATCCAAGTCTTGTTCAGGATTGCAGCAATCTGTTCGGTTTCTTTAGTTCCAAACAGTAGATGAAAGGCTCGATGTTTTAACACATCCACCTCAATCATATTGCCAGATGAAATCTTGCCAGAACCACCATTTACTTTAGCGCGCCGGTGATGCCAGTTGTTACCCTCGGTCGCCCGAGGTTTTTTTCTCTTAGTCATAGTCCTCTCCTGTTGTCAGGTAGCGGTAATGAGCACGCCGGTTGATTTCCTCATCCGACATCCATAGATTAAACACAGTCTCCGCGTCTTTACAGCTGCGTGAGCAGACTGCCTTATGGCGCAGGTCGTCGTAGTCATCAGCGACTTCGACAATCTTAGAGCACCAGACACATGCAGTTTTCATAGCCTCCTCCTTTGTCAAAGTACGTTGATGATAGGTAGTTCCCAGTAGTAGTCTGCTTGATAGGCGCTCCCTTGTCGAGATAAAGGTTAGCGCACCATACGGTGACTTAATACATCATACGCCTGTTGAACACACCACTACTGGGAACTACCTATCATCTCTGTCTTTTAGTATACACCACAAAGCCCCCAGTGACAGGGGCGTTGTCCACACCTAAGAGCTAGACTGGATACTGGGTCTTTCAAGGTTACTCGTTTGTGTGGCCTACTTCTAACCTTTATTCGGGGTGACAGCTTCCACACTGTCATCGGAGGTAATACAATTGTGCTTCTGATGTACTCCCAGCTCGTGTGATGTGTTAATAACACTATACACTACTAAGCGGAGCAAGACTCACACTCTGCCATGTTGTTGTGGACAACTGGCAGCACCTCTATACCGTAACCCTCTAGCTCCCTGTACTTCTCTAGCTGATCCTGGGTCTGTATGTCTCGTATCACGTAGTTAGTTGTTTCTTCTGAGGTGATTTTGATACGGTTGCCGATGAACATAAAAGTAAATTAAGATTGAACTTACAATTATACACTAAAAGAAAAACCCCCCATTCCTGGGAGGTTTGAGTTTTTACAATTCGTGGGTAAACCGAGCGAATTGACATTTGTCGTTGTGTATAAACATCTCAACTGAGGGGATGTTTATAAACATTTTTTGTGAGTGCCAGTCGTCTGCGGGTGACGGTGAACGGACGGTTTGTACAAACATCTGGTTGACCGCCCCGTTACCCGCTTTGATTACTGTAAGACCTGAGTGGTCTTTTTCAACATCAATCTCTGTGTTTAGGCCTCGGCGGCTTTTGGTGCGGTGGTGCGTGTGACCTTGGTAGACGTACACTCGGTTAGTTTGGGCAAGGGCAAGTCCTGCCTCTGCCTTTATTACGCCGAGCAACTTTTCTTCTTTCGCCTCACCATGATGGAACATGATAAGACTGTCACCAAACACAAAGTACTTGCGGTGTTGCTGTCCAATAGATGGAATAGCCGCATGTACTCGTGGGTGGTTGTGGAAGTATCGAGCGACCATCTGGCTAACGCTCCAGCCAGCTACCCGATCGTGGTTACTGTGTACGTGACACAGCCAGACATTGTGATTGACAGCAAACCCTTCGATAGAACGGATATACATCTCAGTTGCCAGTAGCATCTGCGATTCAATAGACCCGTATACGTCTTGTGGTGTACCACCAGTAGTCTTGGAGTTGTTGGCGTCGACGTGTACAACGTCGTTACCCATTGGCAGCAAGATGTCAGTGACACCAAACGGCTTAGTGAGTCCAAACAGTGCAGCTTGCCCTTCAAGGACTTGCTTCACCGCCATGTCAGGGGTATAGTCACGACCCGTACGTATCAGTTCGCAGTGCTTACCGATATGTATGTCAAAGTTTGCAGGAATCGCCAGTGTCTTTGTCGGTACAGGCGATTTCTTTATGCGAGGTGCAGCTTTAGATATTCGTTTCAAGAATTCTTCTTGGGATTTTTCCTCGATTTCCTTCGCCTCCCTGTTGTAGAAAGCAATGGAAGAATCTTTGGTTTTATCCCACCAGATGCCCCACTTCTCGAAGGGCAATCCACGTTCTTCACATATTTGACGGAGCCTGTTGACATCCGCCCGAGTTGGTTCAGTCATTACAGCCTCCTGTGTTAATGAGCTTTCCTTCATAATTATACCACTATCAAAAAAGCTACTAAGATTGCGCTCAGTAGCTATTTTTCTAACTCGGTCATATGGTTTATTGAAATGTTTTGCTACTTGCTGGCGGGTAAATAAGCCAGGGTTTGCTTTGACGTACGCTTCAATCTCGTCTTTATATGTAGACATACCACAACTATACCACCTCCGCTAGTTGTTTTTTGAGTTATTCACAGATTCTTCACAAGGTAATTCTACCATCCTTGTAGGGGACTCCTTTGGCTCTAAAGTAATTCTCTAGGATTTGGTTATGGTGTTCCCAGTCTCCTGGGGTATGGGTTACTTTGAAGTCTATTTCTATTGTCATAATTCACACATCATTACTTCCATTGGTAATAGCTCTGGCGGTACACAGTTACTTATCATGTAGTTGTGTAGGGTACAGAGGACGACTAGGGTTACTGTTGCTGTCATAGTTATTTAGTGGGTGGGGTTAGGGCACCTGTTTCTATAAGTTCAATCATGCTCATCATTTGAAGTGTGCCGTTAACAGTTATAAACTTTCTATTATGTTTGTGTGTTTTCATTTCAGCAACACACTTCTGCCTTTCCTCCCTAGCCCCTGCTTCACGTGTGGCGGTGAGTGTTTTAAGCAAGTTTTCTCTAACTTCTTGCTCTAGCTCAATGGTAAAAAACTTACCCCACGCATATTGAGACATAAACCCCTCCACTCTCTCCTCTACGCTTGGTATATTAGTCATGGGTGTTACTTATTTATTTTTGTAAATTAAACTGGTCGCCAATTTCATTTATAGTTTTTGCTAGGTGTAAAGCAATACCCCTGACGAACTCAGTGTCCTTGTGGGATAAAATCTCTTTTTGCTTTTTATCACTACATTCTTCAAAGCAGACATTTTCCCATTTGTCACCAATCTTTTCTCGAAAAAAAATACCTGATAAGTTTCTTAATTGTTTGCCTCGTATCTTAGTCATAGTTATTTAGTGGGTGGGGTTAAGTTTTTAATTGCCTCATCGTACTGCGCCCTCGTTACAGCCACCCCTTCATTAAACGATGACATCATTAGCTCTCGTGTGTTCTTGTCTATTTTTTCGCCAACGGCTTTGACCCACTTGTCCCTCTCCTCTTTAGCCCCAGCGTCACGTTGGGCTTGTAGGGCTTGGCGTAGCCAGTCAACCAACAGTGGGTAAGGAGAACTTGAAGTAGTTTGATAAGCATTAAATTGTTTCTTAAACTCCTCCACCGCTTGTTCTATTGTTTGGTTTGTCATCGGTGTTATTTAATTAACTGATAACGCTTGCCGTCCACTTCGATAATGTCTTCGTCTGGTTCGTTGTCGATTCTGGCTAGTTCTGCTTCATAGGCTTTCCAGGCTGGTTCTTCGATAGCTTTAAAGGCTTTAAAGGCTGGTACTCGGATAGCTCGATAGGCTTTCCAGGCTGCGTCTTTTTGTTCTTGTTTTGTCATACCACTAACTAATTAAGCTCATTACTACATAAATAATAAACGTCACGGCTATCATCACTACTACTCCGACTAGGGTGCTGTGCCATGATGTGTCTGGCTCGTTCATTGTGAAGATTTCATCTCCGAGGTTGGTGTGTTTTTCCATACTAGATATGCTTTGCAGCTTTAAGCATTGTGTTCCAAGTAAGAATCACATTACCGTTTTTAAGGGTACGGGTGTAGGACTTTGTTTGACCAGTAGCTTTGTTCTTGATGGCTAACTTGTAGGTCTTATAGTCAGGTTGTACTCGTAGGGTTGTGGTCATTTTATTTTATTTTTAGTCGTCTCATTCTTTTTGGTAAATGTTCATCGAGCAACTGACGGATATACTTTGCGTCGTCTATTCCGTCGACTGCCCTGGCTACTTCTAAAGCGTCTACTTGGTCTGGGCGTAATCTTGTGGTGCGGGCTTTTAACTCGTCGTCCATATGTCTATCTTAGCTGGTACTCCCTGATAGTAGCACAATAGCGGTACCTGTCCAGTATCAAGTGGGGATAACTTTAGCTATGTATATATGGCTATATACCCTGTGTATAACTTTGCTTGACGGTACCGCTGCATATGCTATCTTTACAAGTGAAGCAGATAAATAAGAAATATATATGAATAAATCACCAGACCAAATCAACCAAGAAAACGTAGAGACCAGTCAAGAAACATTTATCAACGTAACCCTAATCTCAGATGGACATGTCTACTAAACCATTAACCCAAGAAGAGTTGAGGCAACGTAGTCGAGACACAAGAGACAGCATAAAAGGTAAAAACAATTATCAACCAGGAGGCCTACCAGTGACAGACATACCGTACGAGGTACAGAACTTCCAAGAGCTAGATTATAAGTCCAAGCAATTTAACGAACGATACAACTAATATGAAATCATTTGAACAGTACCTAGAAGACCGATGTTTTGAACTGTATCCTGAAATCCTAGACGATGACATGCCCGACTTCTTTGAAGTTTGGCTAGAAAGGCAAGGTGTAGAGGGTCTACTCATCTACGCCGAGGGCTGGGGACGACACATCAAGAACACTATTTTACGAGAGGTTACTAATCTAACTAAGTAGTATGAAACCCCTAGAGATAGACAAGCCCATCATCGGGCAACGCACCCAAATCGGCAAAGCCTTTGATGAGATACTAAAAGACATGCCTATCAGAGAGTGGGAGCAGAAGCAACGGCAGTTAAAAGGTAAACTATAAATTATGAACATCTACGAAAAGTTAGACAAGGCACGAGAACTTATTAGAAACACCCCCTTAAAGAAAACTGCATCAGGTGGAATGTTTAAATACTTTACACCCGAGGAAGTGGAGTCACTAGTCGCAAAGGCTTGTAGTGAAGTTAAACTACTACCTATTTGCAATCTTGAAAGGGATGAATACGGACTTAAACAAACAATGCAGCTTGTAGACCTACAGGATGTGGCAGGGAGTATCTATTTTACTCTAGCTACAGCTAAAGGCGACCTAAAGAATACAAACGAATCACAGAACATGGGTAGTACAGACACGTACTCGGAGCGATATATCAAGATGAAAGTCTTTCAGATAAAAGACAACAATCTCGACCCAGACGGACACCAGAGCCACGACAACGCAAAGTCGGTAAAATCAGCATCTACTAATGAAGAATATACAATCTAATATGGACAACAACAAACCAGACCCAGTATTCGCAGATGGATTTTTATTCAAGCGACCAAACGAAGGAGCACCAGACTTTGTAAAGGGCGCACTAAGTATTAAAGTAGACGAAGCTATTGCCTTCCTACAAAAGCACAACAGCGGTGGATGGGTAAACCTTGACCTAAAGAACAGCCAGGGTGGAAAGCTATACCTCCAACTAAACGACTGGAAGCCGCCAACACAAGACACCGCACAACCACCCTCACAGGCTCCACAAGCGGCACCACAGGCCGGGACTAACCCACAGGATAGTCAGGACGCTCCAGCAATAGCAGAGTCAGAAGTACCTTGGTAATATGTTTTGGAATAAAAAAGAAGTAGTAGAGGTAGACGGACTACCCATCACACTATCAAAGCGACAAGCCTTCAACCGTTTTACTGGGGCTATCACTAGCCGCTTCCTAGCGTACAAAGATGGAGATGAATGGAGGGGACTCGTCGGCTACGAGCAGTTCCGTGAGGAGATGGACGAAACTAGAAAAAGACAAGAGCTTATCCTAGACCACTTAAAGCTAAAGTACGTCCCTGAGACAGAGACAAAGGAACCAGCTAAGTTAGTGGAGAGGACAAACTATTTAACTGTAAACTCTGGCAATGTACCTAGCTGGACGGATTGGGTGGTGAGTGAAGGAAGTGGATGTGACCAAACACCCACCCCACCTAAAAAGAAAGGCCGATCAAAGAAGAAGTAACCCCCTATTCAGCAATGACCGCCTAGTGCGGTTTTTTGTTTGTCCACAGGTGGAGAAAGAGTCACACCCTTGCACCGGTATAATGTACTTATGCAAGAATATACATCGCCAATGACGTTCAAGAAGCCAGACCTTAGTAGGTTTAACTTTACAGTTACAGGTTCAGCTAGTGAGCAGTACGGGGAACAGGTAGCCATTACAGCGAAGCTGCTGGGCCGTCCATTCTTTCAGCTGCATAAAATATTTGAGAAAGAGGGCTGGACACTAGAGGAAATCACCAGCGCATACCAGAAAGCTACAAAGCATAGTGGTAACTGTGAGCCTAAGATTGCGTGGTGGGCGAATAGGAAGCGGAGAAACAAAGTTGGGGATAACTAACTACCCCTCCACTGCGGTACGTGGTACAATATACGTGCGATGAAAAAACAAGTAAACCAATTGAATATTGTCACAGTCAGCTCAGCCCATACTTGTGGGTTCATCGCACTTTGGGCTGGCGTTGATAGTATTCAAAACAAGACACACGTTTAACGGCGTGTGTTTTTTGTAATAGTGTAGAGGGTTAAATCTCTTACGGCACTTAAAAGAACGTAGGGGAGCAATAGGGTTGGCTGTGCTCAATTAGCGGAGACATGACACGGTGTAGACAATCGAAATACAGACCACGCACGCTGAGAACTCATTTGCTGTGCAGGCTTATATTAAAAGAAAAAGCATTTTTTGTTTTCTCTAAATCCCTACTTTCTACAGAGGGACAGGGAAGTGCTATAACTCATTAACAAAGACATGGGATTACTAGACGACACAGAAGTAGTAAAGAGAGCAAAGAACAGACGAGGCCTTGAGGCATCTGCCAACAGACTACTAAAAGCAAAGAAAACCAGGAGGGGAAAGAAGACAAGGAACAAGAGAAAGATTCCTAACATGACTTATAAGCAATATATGGGTTCAGCTTATTGGAAGAAAAGAAAGCTGCTGTATTGGAATAAAAACGAGAAAAGGTGCTTTATTTGTAGTAAGAAAGAAGGAACTACTTTGCATCATAAAAGATATGACGTGAAGTACGGAGATGAACCAAACGATGCGCTAGTTGCTTTGTGCCAATTCCATCACCACATGTTCCACCAAACCTACCAACTAAAAACAAACATGACCAAGGATACCGACACCTATTTGAAAGAAGCTAGGCAGACACACTTACAAATGCTGGAGTCTAACATTGACGACCTTAGCTGGATTTAGTTATCAACAGAAGAGACTAGTAAAAAAGAAAAGATTGGGTATAGTGGATGAATGGAATCGTACTACAAAGAATTTAACGTAACCCCCGAACAAGTAGCTGCCGAAGTTAAACAAATACAAAAAGAAAAAGAAGTAATCTACGACGACTACGGCAAAGCATCACCAAAGAGAAGTTACTACCAGGAGTTAAGAGACAGACCCTGTTGATAAGTAGAAATATCTTGTTTACGGCGTGCTACACTATTCGTAAATGCCACACCCAGAAGAAAACTATCTAGTAGAAAAGTTCTGTCGCCTATTAGAGTCTGGCAAAGAACACGAGTACATTCTCAAGAAGTACGGTAGCAGCAACGAAGTGATCCAAGCCTTAATAGATGCAGAAGACTTTGTTAAACTCTAACTGTGGACAACTCCCATTGTAATAGAGGGGGGTAGTGGTAGTATGGAAGTGTTGGGGGTAGATGGGGGAGGCTAGTGTTGGCGTAGGAATGAGGGCTTATAATCCTCCGCACCTCTCGCTATAGCGAAGTGAGAAAATACCGCAACACACAGCACCCGCCACCTGCCCCGTACACAAGATGGTTGGTTAAACGGACGGTAGGGTTTCGACCCAGTGGTGTCACACAGATGTATACAATCTGCCAATCGATGGGTAGCTCCCGGAAAAGTGATACCGTCCATTTAGCCCATCATCACAGTACATTGAAGATTAAAGCGAGGGTTTGAGTGGCGGTTCGTCCGCGGCCTCAGGGGTTACTCATATTGATACTGCATCCTTAGATACGAAACTAAGTAGGTACTTGCTCGCCTCAAACCCTCGAATTAGTCCTTAATGTATATATGGTGTGTTCCTTGAAGACTATGGCAGACACAGCTCGACACCCTTGAAGGAACGCTTGGGAAGTAGATACACGTAGTTTTCAAAGAGTGCATCATCACCTTAATAGATAAGAATAGCGTATGAAAATTCAACTATCAGCACACATGAGAAACCCCCGCTTTAATAAAGATGGTTCTTGTACGCTTTCTTTTACTAGTGGAACAGAGATAGCTGATGACAAAACCATTTACTTACTGAATGCTGGTCGAAAAGACGAGCTTGGCTGGCTGCCCTGGTCACCTAATCAAATACAAACCGAAGACTTACCCAAAGAACAGGCCGAAGAAAACCAAAAGACACCAGCCCAAAGACTACGAGCTACTATCTTTGTCTGGTGGCAACAAAACGGAAGCAAGGGAGACTTTGAGGTTGTCTATCGAGAAAAGATGGAAAAGTTTATTGATAGAGTAAAATCAGAATTAGATTAGTATGGAAATCACAAAATACACCGTAGAGCTAACAAGCAGTGAGATGTTTGACCTAGCCTACGCCCTGGAACACCGAATAGAAGCCGACCTGTCGCTTACCACACCACTGAAGGATGACGGAATATTTAATGACTTCGAGTGTGAGCTAAAGATACTTCAAGAGTTTGTCAGCAGCTTTGGCTACAAACTAGATGTATCTTGTAAAACAGAAAATGGGTATAAATGGGAAAACAACCCTAAGAAATACGACATTGCAGAAGACTGGCTCAAAGACCTACTAAAGCAAAGACGAAAAGAGTTAGCTGCAAAAAATAAATGAAAAAAGAACAGTTCATCACCAAAGACAGTGGCAAGCGAGTGACATTCAAGTCAGGCTTTAACCGTGACGTAGCTGAGAACAAACCCCGCTACGATCTAATCCCGCCCAACATCCTTAAAAGACTAGCTGAGGTATACACCAGGGGATCATTTAAATACGGAGACAACAACTGGCAGAAAGCCGAAACAGAAGAAGAATACCAACGCTTCATCGGTTCTGGTTACAGACACTTTGAACAATGGCGAAACGGAGAACGCGACGAGGACCACGCCATGCAAGCCGTCTGGAACATCATTGCCTACGAATGGCACAAGACGAAGTGATATACTAAAGCCATATGGTAAGGTCAGGATTTAAGCAAAAAAGCATAGAGGAAGTGAAAGCTAAACAAGCAGCTAAACGTGCCCTGAGAGCGGCTACAATCGATTCTAAGCCCATTAAAGCCAAGAAAGCTAGTAAGTCAAAGGTTGTCCGCACCAAGCTCCCTACGGTCAAGACAATGCGTAATAAGTGTGACAAGTTCCTGACCCCGATAATCAAGGCAATGCACCCCTATTGTTTTCTAGGAGCAGCGGAAAACTGTCAAAGTGTTACACAAGTGGCGCACCACCACGTTTTAAAGTCACAGTGTACAAACTTACGCTACGACATAGACAACCTAATCCCTCTCTGCACCCCTTGTCACATGATGCTACACAGCCATGAGACATACTGGTCATCGGTAATAGTAGAACAGAAAGGCATGGAATGGTGGCTACCTTTAAAAGCAAAAAAGCCAATCATGGTAAAAGCAGACGTACACTTTTACATAGAGAACTACGAGCGACTTAGTAAGATACTGGAAGATTTAAAACGGGGATAACCTAACTACCAATAAAACCCCAGAGGTGTATAGTGAGAGGATATGAAAAAACTAACATCAGTAGACGAACTAACCAAAGGCTGGAGTATGTTTAAAGATTTACCAAACGACATAATTAACTACGACAATTACAAAGTAGAGGATGTTCAAAAGCTAATCATCGATGACCGCAACCAGGCATACACAAGCCTAGTGGAGGGGATAGAGGGGATGGAGATAACGAAGAAAGTTATGCACGACCATGAATATATAGTTAGGAAAACTCCTGAAGAAATCCTCACCGACATCATAGCGAAAGTAGTAAAGCCCCTTTACGATAAGAAAACCCTAGACAAAACCCCACCCAATAAGGTATAATAGAAGAGCTAGAAGGCGAAATACCTATAATAGGAGGTTAGCTCTCCATCCCCCTTATGGTAAGCACCTAGTAGTGAGATATTTCTTATTTATCTTTTCTGTCTATCTGTATTGACTCATATCAATACACCGACTCACTACACCGCAGACGTTCGATTCGTCTATGGGGGACAATATATATAAATATGTACACAGCAATAAACAAATACGTCATAGCAACAAAAGTAGATAATGAAACTATTAGTGGGTCTGGAATTATCACAGGCGGAGGTGAACCACGATACAAAGTTGTAGCCACAACAGAGGAGTCAAAAGATTTACAAGACAAGGTAGTAATAGGGGTAGCCAACAAACTAGATAACGGTTTCTACTACATCGACTACACGCAGATATTTGCAGTAGTAAGTTAAACAACGTGGTATAGTAGTTGTATATGGCTAACCAGTACAAAGCAGACCCGAGACAATCTTTATTCTTAGCGGCTTACCTAGACCCCAAAAGCGAGACATTTTCTAATGCATACCGTTCCGCACTACACGCAGGGTATGAAGATGAGTATGCTTCGGTGATACTTAGTAAGGATCTAGATTGGCTGTCAGATAGTGTCAAGGACGAAGAATTAGTAAGTAGAGCTGAAAAAGCACTCTCAGAGGCACTAGGATACATCACAGTAAACGAAGAAGGCAGAGTTGATAGTGGAGCAGGTAGATTAAAACTAGACGCCGCTAAACTTGTTTTGAAGGGATTGAAAAAAGACAAGTACTCAGAACGGTCAGAGTTTACCGGAAAAGACGGTGGAGCTATAGAAATAAACAAAGTCTCAGAAATGTCTGATGCAGAACTACTAGCACTAGCAGGTGACAAGAAAACGGATGAGTAACTTTATAGTATACAACGATATAAAGCATGTAGATTTACTCCAGCACTTTTCTAGACGATACAAGGTAAAGAAACGAGTAATAGAAACTCTAGTCCAGATGTGTGACCAATGGGGACCAGCCAGAACTCACGAGGTACTACAGGTAGCCCAGCCAGTTACTTATAGGCAAGTACGATATATACACAAGTGCGTACTACTGCACAAAGACCTACTATTTATATTAAAGCCTGGTGGCTCTATCACTGAACGCGCTATCCTTGTACGAATAGAAGACCGGGGATGGTTAGAACTGATACACGAACACAAAGACACGCGGCGTATTAAGGGGACATACCGTGAGTTAGTATTTAGAAAAGCATGACACAATTCACTAAAAAAGACGCGGAAAAGGAATTAGCACGCCGTGAGTTAGCTCGTAGGCACTTTACAAACTTTAACAGGTACGTTGATGAGGGTTATATGTCTAGTTGGCACACTGAGTTAATGTGTGACGCACTCCAGCGGCTAGAGAAAAAAGAGATTCGCTGGTTGATTATAGAAGTTCCGCCTCGCCATGGAAAAAGTTTACACGTATCACAACGGTTCCCAGCGTGGGTAGTGGGACGTAAGCCAGACACCGATGTCATTGTTGGTTCTTATTCAGGAGACCTAGCCTCAGACCACGGCCGTGAGACTCGTAACTTGATTCAAAGCCGAGAGTATCAGAATGTATTTGATACTAGACTAGCACCAGACTCATCAGCTAAAGGAAAGTGGAACACGCAAAAAAAGGATGAAAAGGGTGAGTGGGTAAACGCTAAGGGAGCTTACAATGCAGCTGGTGTTGGTGGCTCAATCACTGGAAAGGGAGCTGACTTCTTTATTATTGATGACCCTTTCAAAGACCGTAAAGAGGCAGACAGCCAAGTAACTAGAGAGACAGTGTGGTCTTGGTTGCGCTCAGTGGCTCGTACACGACTTACCCCCACTGGTTGTATGCTTATACTACACACTCGCTGGCATGAAGATGACCTGATTGGCCGTCTGGTCGATGGTAAAGAGACAGCGGAACCGTGGGTAGATTACTTTGACTACATTAAAAACGGACTAGGTGACGCTAAATGGGTACGACTACAGCTCAAAGCGATAGCAGAAAATGATGAAGAGTATCGCAAGAAAGGGGAGGCACTGTGGCCAGACAGATATGACCTAGCTGAATTACAGGATATTAAAAACACCCTGGGACCGTATGAGTTTAGCGCGCTCTATCAAGCTAATCCTGTAGACGATGCAAGCCGTGAGTTTAAGCGCGAGTGGTTTAAGTATCGAACATACGATGAGATATCTAAAATGACTACTAGGCGGTTTGTAACGATTGACCCCAACTTAAAGAAGTCCGACCAAAGTGATTATTGTGGAGTCACTAGAAACTATATCAACAGCGAAGGCCAGTGGAACCTGCGCTCTACTCGCTATCGGGTTAACAGCAAAGAAGTAATTGACCTGATATTCTTATTGCATGATGAAGGTTTTGAAAAGATTGGCATCGAGGAGGGTGCGTTCTCGTACGTGGTAGAACCATTCTTACAAGAGGAAATGCGTAAGCGAGGTAAGTTCCCTAATGTAATCCCACTCAAACACAATCAGACTATGAAGGAAACGCGCATCAGAGGGCTTATCCCGTGGTATGCAGGGCACATGGTTTATCACCTAGAAGGTGACTGTACTGACTTAGAAGAGGAGCTACTAGCGTTTCCCAAGGGTTCAAACGATGACTGCGCGGATGCTACAGCGTACCAGCTACAGTTTGCCGAAGCTCCAGCCAGTGCCAGGACTCAAGCCATGCTACAAGAGCAAGACAGTAACCGCGCGGCTCAAATAGGTCAGCGACTAGGGTTGTAATTGTCGGCAGTCTAACCCCTCAATTTCTTATTATTTGCTAATATAGACACAATGGAATTACTATCTACAATCAAAGCGGAGATTGACAAGTACACCACTGAATCAGTCGAGACATCAGGCGGTGAGCTGTATTCAGAGTGGAAGCTCAAGAAACGTATTGCTAACTATAAAGCTAGACGTTATCCAACTGGCAAGGTAAACGCCAACGGGGAAATTGAGTACTGGTTTGACGCTATTCAGTCACGAGTAAATAACGAAATCAAGAACCTGCGAATCGACTCACGTTTCTTTATGTTCTGGAGTCAGAACCCAACTAAAGACTTCCCAGCGGTGTATATCACAAACGCTGCGCTGGCTGAGTACATGGAAGATACTGGTCGAGCCGAGGAACTGTCTGAGAGCACTGAAGACTTTTCTGCTGACGGCAATATTCTTCTGCGTAAGACAGATAGGTCGTATGAGAAATGTGACATGATGCAGACGTTTCTAACCAACACACTTGCCCGCTCAGTAAACGAGACAGATATTATCGAACGGTTTACGCTGACCCAATCAGAGTTATCAAAGCGGTCTAACATTTATGAGAACGTCGAAGAGGTGATAGAGAAATGTAAGAACACTACCTACGGTGCAACGCAGACATCCTCTAAGTCAACCAAGACGGCTCCTCAGTATGAGCTATACCGTCGCACTGGAGAAATTACCGAGAAGGCATACTACGAAGCAAAGGGAGAAAAGAAAGGCGATCCAAACAAATACATTCTAGCGATGGTTATTGTTTGTGGTTTGACCGCAGCTGATGGTAAGGACAAATCAGAATACGTATTGTTCTGCGAAAAGCTCACTGGCTCAATGTCAGACCATTTCAAAGAAGCTCACCGGGGACCATACAAAGGCAAGTGGATGCGGGAAGGGTTGTATGAGCTGCTACTAGACCACCAGACAGCGTACAATGAGCTTACCAACGAGATTATGCGCGCTATTCCTTGGAGTACGTCCGCAATCCTAGCGTCTAATGACTTGCAGACTTTCCAGAATGTCCGTCACGGGTTGCAGCGAGGAACACTGTTGAAGTCATCAGACATTCGACAGGTACAAATCACAGCGCAAACTACCGAAGCGGTAAACATGCGTAACAGCGTGCTAAACGAGATGGACACTATCTCTAACTCATTTGAAGTAGTACAGGGTATTACTCCAGCATCAGGTACTCCACTAGGAACTACCCAGATGATGAACAGTAACGCCAACAAGATGTTTGACTTCTTACGTAAGAAACTGGCAGTACCATATCGCTACGTGTACCGCGACTTTGTACTAAAAGATTTAGTGTCAGACTTAAAAGGTAAGGACATTATCCGTATCACTGGTTCAGACCAAATGCTTGAAGACTTTAGAAAGCTGGCCGCTAACGTCTGGTTTAACAGCAACCTTGCCATTATCGGACCGCACACGAAGGAAATGCGAGAGCAACTGATTGAAGAAAAGGTAATGGAGTTGCAACAGACTGACCCGGTACTTAAAAACAGTAAGGAAATCTGGAAGGAGGTGCTACCGCGAATGTATGTCACAGTGGTAGGTGAGGCATACAACACCGCTGAGATTGATACAATCATGCAAACTATCAATCTAGAAGCTGACCCAGTCAGACGGGCGTTCTTCCTAGACTATATCTATAAGTCAAAAGGCATCCAAACACCACCAGAGGTAATGCAAGCCCAGGAACCAGAAGCGCCACAGCCATCGGCTCAACCAGCGGCTCCACTAACATCACAGACAGCAATGGTATAGTATGGAACAGTTCAATCAAACCCAAGCCTACTTAGAAATGGATGAAAGGTCGTCAACTGAACGCATCCTAAACGAAATGACCGACCCTAAGCGAATAGAGCAACGGCGGTTACACAAAGCAGAAGTGCAGAGAGTTGAGGAAATAACAAATAAACATAGTCTATGACAAAAATAAACGCTACAATTTTAACAACAGAAGAGTTTGACGCTAAAAAAGCAGAGGTGGATAGACTGATTGCAGTATTTGAACTGTGGGAAAGCACAGAGCTATCAACCGAAACACAAGCAGAGATACAATCACTGTTCGATGACTTGTCTAAAAACCTATACGCTATCGACTGTGCGTTTTTGGATGCAAAAGTTAGTGTATACAAAGACATTGAAAAGCTAATGAAAGCCCAAGTATGATAACTCCCGCAGAGGCAAAAGAATTGAAGTCACGACCTGAATGGCAAGCGCTAGAAAAGCACCTAGCAGAATGTATAGACGTGTTAGATAGTTGCTCTAGCATTGCAGATGACAAAGATTTTGCAGTAGAAGCCAAAGGACGGGCGCTGGCTGTCCAGACTATCCACCAAATCCTCGAGCCATTCCAGTATGACCCCCAGCCAATCGCAAACATGCGCGCTGAATCACTCAGAAAGCTAGGGATGTAATAATTGTCGGCAGTTTCCCCCAGTAATATGGGGGATTTTGCTATCCTATATGTAAGTTCAAGATATAAATTATCTTCGAGCGAGGTTATTAAGGACATTGTCCACCCAACAAAAATAAGTATTCCTATGGAAAATCAAAACAACACTCCATCTCCGGAGGAGCTCCAAGTTGAGCAGGAGAGTCTTGCAGAAGTTCAGGACGCAGACCTTCGTTCATCTGTCCTTGACTCATTAGGCCTCGAAGCCAATGACAATAACGAAGACTTGGTTAATAAACTGGTAGAGCGAGAGAAATCAAGCCGCCAGAAACTATCTAGTGCTATCGGTGCCAAAATTAAGTACCGAACAGAGCTAGAAAAGTTTAACCAAAAGCCTGAACAGAAGAAGCCAGAGCAGTCAAAGACTGAATTCGACGCTGATTCTATCCGCAAGCAAACGGAACAGACCGTAAAGGCGCAATTCGATGAGGAATATCTTGAAGAGTCAGAGTATTCTGACACACTCAAGGCAGAACTTAGAAAAGTTGCTAAACTTAACGAAACTACCGTTCGTGCTGCTACCAAAGATTCTTACATTCAGTACTTGATTGAAAAAGAAACTGACGGGAAACGCATTTCAGAAGCCGCAAAAAACGGAGGCGGAAGTGCTAAAAGTTCTAAAGGCAATTCAGGAGAGATGCCAGATCAGTTTACTGATGCTGCATACATGGCTACCCCAGAGGGGCAAAAAGCCTACGATGAATGGGCTAAAAACTAAGTACAACCAAGTCCATAACGTAAAAACATTTTATGTCAATCGACAATAACATGGTGAAGCAAATTTATGCTCGAGCACAGCGTAAATTCTTCGTCAAAAACATGGCTATGGCACTTGCCAACCGTGAACCAGGAGACGCACTAAAGGTCCAGGGTGGACGTAAGTATCACCGGCCAATCATCGGATTCGCTCAGATGCAATCTTATACCCCGCTCACCGCTACATCAGTATCTCAAAACATTGAGACAGCTAACGAAGAGTTGACCGTAGACCGAGCAACCGATGCGGAATCAATCCACATCAACATCGACGACACTGAAAAGTCACAGCTTAAAGACCAAGACCTCGTAGCACGTTATGGTGACGACCTTGGACAAGCCATGAAAGACTCAGTTGAAAAGCGATGGGTAGGTAAAATTGAGAGTGTACAAACTCTTGGTTCAACCGCAGCACCAATCGACTTTTCAGGGAATACTATCCTCGACACTGTAGAAGACGGTCTAGGTCTAGTAGACGTAGCAGACATTGACGAAATCCAACGTGTCATCCTTATGGGACCACGAGCGTACCGAGCAATCGAAAAAGCTACAGCTAACCGAGCAACTGTACTAGGAGACCAAACGTACCTAGGAGGTTATCCAGCTCGACAGCTGATGGACTCAATGCTTGTAAAGAGTAACAACCTACCTTGGAGCGCAACCCTAGCAATGGCCACAGCACCGTCTAACAACGATACTGTGACTGTAGCTGGAGTAACTGCAACGTACAAAACTACTCTAACTGGAGCAGCAAACGAAATCCTTATCGGAGCAAACGTAGCGGCTTCACGAGCTAACACAATTGCTTACTTCACTGGAACTGGAACTGTGGGAACACAATACAGCAACCCAGACATCACTCAACGGATGTACCTACGACGAAACCGACGAATCGGAGTAACAGAAAGTTCAGCAAACCTACTCTTCACTGGATTCGGTGACGTAGGAACAGCTGAAACCTTTACTGCCGCTGGTAACATCTGGAGTGAAGAAGTTACAAAGATGTTCTTCACAGCCGTTGGCGCAACTGACCTTGCCCTACAGCTAGATGAAGGTATCGAAATGAGTCGACCAAAGCCAATGACTGGCGAGGCTCACTTCACCCGACTATCAGGAGTGACTATGCACAATGCAAAGACATTTACTGACGGTAAGTACATGACTGTGACTACTTTTGTAGACGCATCTGGCTACTAACCAAGTTATCTCACCCTTATGGGTGGGGGAGAGCAGATACTGTCTTTTCTCCCTTGTCCATAAAACACACACACCATGCAATTAAAAGATGATACAAATCAATACAACAGCCTGTATCACCTGTCTTTGCGGTGGGCGCGAGCTGATTCTAATAACTTCACCTACGCAGACTTTATTCAGTCGCTAAATATGGCAGTTAATCGACTGACTGCGGTAGCACAACGTCATGACAAGAGCTGGAAGTCACAGGATACAAACTCCACCAGCAACCTGCTGGATACTACAAACAATCTAACTATCGGCGAAAACATCATCGCTATCTCTACCCCGTGGCGCAAAATCTCACGGATAAGAATTAAAGAGTCTAACGGCACATCGTGGAAGACACTGACGTTTAAAAGTCGTGACGTGGTTACTGATGATGAGATGGTTAGTGGGATGTTAGAACACTATTACCTACTAGGAGGCAATTTATATATTGTTGGCTTCTCTAACTACGCAGCATCTAACGGCGTAGAAGTACAATACCAAGAGGGTCCGGTAGCCTTTACACCTGGAGTTGCAGACGAGGATGCAGTAGTAGGTTTTGACCCTATCTTCGAAGAGTTGGCAGCTTTAATGCCCGCATTAGACTACCTAGAGATAAACGGACCAGACGAACAAGCTCGCAAGGTAGAGGTTCGTATTGGAGTTGAACCACGCCGAGGAATTGAGGGGTCAGGACTTCTTAACGCCCTAGCAGTTACCTACCAAGAGCGACACGACATCGAGCACACACTCAGTTTGGCACGTAACAACACAGCCAATGGCTTACTAAACGATTATTCAGGTAACTACCCACTCTACTAACATGAAAAGCCTATTCAGTGGCGGATACAGAGGACTCTCAGACAGCATATTTAGCGGTCAGCGCGGTTCTGTGTCTAAAAGTGTTGGTATAGACAGTCGAAGCAAGCCAGGGGTCTTAAAAGCGCACCAGCGGCTTACTAAAGATTCAGGTACAGTCGTAGATGAGCTGTGTAAAGTTTCAGTAAAAGTATCAGACGGCTCAAGGTTATGGTTTTCGAGTGAAAGTGGAAAAGTATGGCGTGAAGTTGCGGGTACTTACACGCTTTTGACTAACTTTAACATTAGCGAATGGGATGTTCGAACAATGGCGTTTACCGACCAGTCTTTAGATGTAACTGCAAATTCTGTGCGTTCAACTGTTTTTATGGGGATAAGAAACGCTGGTTTTGGAAATACTAAATTTCATTTAGGTAGAACAGGGGATGAATTTATCTACGGGTACATTGATACAGATGGTGGATATAACTTAAGCGACTTTGCATACGACGAGTTATATAACCACTCTGCCCAGACAGATGATTCTAGGGCATATTGCATGAATAGTGCTGGGACGAAGTGGTATGTATCATCTGCTACAGTGATATATCAGTACTCCACTGGTTCTAACATAGACATTTCAAGCTCATCATACGATTCAAAGTCGTTTACACCATCAGAGACTACATCAATCTGGTACATGCAGTTAAACACTGACGGAACTAAACTATATATTGGGGATGACCAGTACGGCACACCGACTTTATACCAGTACACACTAAGTACGGCATTTGATATTTCAACCGCAACATATGACTCAGTATCATTTTCATTTGGTACAGAAGTAAACTTTTTTGGTGGAAACCAACCAATTTCTTTTTCCCCTGACGGAACTAAAATTATTGCATATGGGTACCCAGTTGTTGGTAATAGAAATAGGTTTTACCAATACGATTTATCTACAGCATACGACCTGTCCACAATAAGCTATAGTAAAAGTTGGCAATACCGCAGCTCTGTTTTTAACGATAATGTCCAGTCTATTTATCTACAAACCGTTGCACCCTATGGAATATATCCGGGAGGGAATAAAATGTTTATTTCCACTACTTCGGTTACTGTAAACCTAAACGGCTCTATTAGTACTTCAAGTAATGGTCCATACGTGCTCTACGAGCTAGAAATGAGTACAGAAGCCCAGACTGGTATCGTATTAGGTGCAGAAGAACACGTTGGGCTAGGGACAGATGTGTTTAAGAACGTGTTTAGTCCAGCCACAGCCGAACCAGAAGACCATGTATACTTCGCCACAAAAGATTACTTATTTAAAGTTAGAACTAGTAACATTGCTGATATAGAAGAAAAC